CCCCTCGATCTGCAATTTGATGCCAGGCGCGCGAGCCGCGTCCCAGGATTTCATGTATTCCTGAATTTCTTCCCGCGTCTCGCCAGAGGCGGCGAGGCCATCAATGACGCTTTGGCGCTCGGTATGACGCTCACGCGCCTCAAGCTCGGCGATGCGAGCCTCTGCGGCTTGCGCGCGGTCTGTTGCGGCAATCATTGTTGCTTCAAAATCCTCGGCTCGGACTCGCAATCTCTCACTCACCCCCTCTGCTTTGCGGACAGCTAAGTCCAGGTGTTTATTTAATTCCTCTGCGGCTTCCAGCGCCTCTGTCAGCGCCAGAATGTTGGCGGGGTTGGCGGTGGCAATATAACGAGCCTTTGCTGCCGCCTGTTTCTGTCCATCAAATCCAGCCCACTTAACTACGTCACCACATCGATTGTCGTCCGGTGTGTGAACGGAATACGTTTTCGATTTTGTGTCAATGAATGCACACCACTCACCAGCGCCAGCCTTCTGCGCAACTGCTTTCAGGCGAGCCGTCATTTCGTTGATGTTCATCCTTTGCGCTCCTGCTTCTGCTTGTTGTATACAGCCCAGCTCAGTGCATCGAGTTTGTCGCGGCCTGCTTTGTCGTACATGTGGATGCCGTCTTTGCAGGCGTGCTCATGCTTGACCTTTTCCTCAAGCTCGCTGAGTTGCTCGTATGTCAGGGTGGCCAGTTTCAGGCGATTCCAGCCGAAGTTGCGGATGTCAGCCATGTTTGCGCTCCAGTTCCTGTTTATCGTCGTTCAGATGCACAGCTTTCTGAGCGGATTGCAGGATGTCGTTGAGGTCCTGCGCCCGGTCTTTATGCCCACGAAGACCGGCACAGAGCGCTTTCTTAACAAGATGCTGCAATGCCGGGTCGGTAACCTGAAAAGCGTCTAGCACGCGATAGACATCAACGACTACAGCTATCGGTGCCATTGTTTCAGGACTGGTGCCAATGATGGTGCGGTTGTATTTGCTCATACCTTCACCTCGTTGCGCAGCTGGGCGGCACACTCATCAGCGCGATATGCAAATTCTTCAAACTGATGTACAGGCTTGAAGGTGCACGCCTTTGTAATTTCTGCCTCGCCGCGCAATGACCGCGCAAACATCTCCACCCCCTGCGCGCGCTGTTCGGCGAGGAAGCGATCCGTGGCGGGGGTTTCTGCTTTCCACCACAGCAGGTGCATGAGCGGACCTTCGAATGCACCGTCGGATTCGTATTTGCGAAGCTCTTCTGACAGACAATCGTTCATTAGTTTGATAGCCGCACACTCAGCAGCCATCTCAACCAGGCGCTCATTGGATGCTTCCATGCCCTTCTTGTAGCAGCCAGCGTCAATCTGGCTCTGCTTTAGCTCAGCAGCCAGTTGGTCGTTAGTGCTGGTGGCGCTGCGCAGGTTGTTCATTGCTGCGATGTGCGCAATATTAAGCGCTTCAAGACGAGAGCCCATTTCAGTAACGATCGCGGAGCACGTTTCTATCGTTTGAATGCTGGCGGCATAGCTGTGTGCCGTTCTGACCAGCTCAATGATGGTCATGTTAGCCAGTTGCTCTTTCATTGGCGTATCTCCAGCAGTTCGTTGAAGCGTTTCATAAACAGGCCGTAGGCCTGGCCTGGCCGGAGTGGAATGATCTGGATGAGATCGGATGACGGTATGCCTTCCAGAATCGGCCAGTGCGTGCCGTCGTCGATTTCCAGATCGCGCCGCTCGGTTGCCAGCATGACCAGATCGGCATATTTCACGGCGGGAGACTGGTGAAGCGGCAGGCCGAACTTACAGCGGATCAGGTCATCGACCTGTGTTTCGATGCGGAGATAATCCGGCAGCAGCGCTTTCAGCGGCGCGGGAATGTCCAGGCAATACGCTTCTGCGGCGTCATGCATCAGCGCTTCAAAGGCGAACTCCGCCGGAACAATCTGGCTACACAGAACAGAGTGCTGCGCCACGCTGTAGAACTCCGGCAGGTGACCGGCAAAGCGGCACTGGTTTGAAAGGGCGGTTGCGATATCTTCGATCACCACGTCATCAGTGGAGGCGTTGAGGTAATCGAAATGCTTACCGGATGCTGTCTGAATAAAACTCATGGTTGATAGTTCTCCGTTATTACGCGCTGCACCGCGCATGAATTTTGGTTGCAGCAACCCAACCCATTGATATGGGGTAGCTGCTGCTGATTTTTTTTAAGCTGCTGGTTTTTGGTCTTTCGGGTCTTTATAAGAGAGGAGGTCGCACAGGCCGTTTACCACATTGCTGAACTGGAAAAGATCGGCACTTGCCTGATGACGCCATTGATATGCCCGGTCATCTTCTGCATTGAAGGTATGATCCTGCGTATCAATGCGGCGGAAGTGAAAGTTTTCAGTTAACAGGAAGTGCACGCCAGCGGATACGAGTTCCATTTGATCAACCGTGAACCCGCTGCTGAGGCTTTCTTCAACTTCAGCAGCGACAGAAATGTGCTCTGCTGAGTAGCGGATTATTTCCTTTTGCTCAGCATTTCGTGAAAGCTGGATATAGTCGCCAATAGCAAAGCCATCGAACGCTTCACTGTTCCCGGCAAGGTGATTCTGCAAACGAGTTGTTAAGCCGTTCTTGATGTCGCTAACATGGATCGTTTCGGTCTTAATGGAACCAATGACTTTAATCAGTAATCCGCAGGCCAGCGACGCAATATTTTTGTTCGAAGTGTTGATAACCAGAAGGTTATCCTCGGAGTTATACAGCGCAAGGATGAGGGCGGATTTCACGAACGCTTTTTTGCTGAGATCGACTTTCACCTGAGCAGAAATCTGGCGGCGCTCGATACGCTTAACTTTTTCACCTCTGAGTTGCTCAATTGCGTTTACGCGCTCCTGCGTCTCGCGGATCACGACCTGCGCCGGTATGATTTTTTGATCATGGCGTATCACGATCGCATACCCGCCAGTCAGCGGGGTTACCAGTTCTCCGGTAACCGGATTTGGCACGAATGAGGAACGCGAAAATTCGGTTTCGCCAATATCGGCGTAGGGCAATTCCATCAGGTGGCCTTCAACGGCCTCGATGCTGGGCAGCGTTGCCCGGTACACTATAGCGCTGCGGAACTTGGGTAATTTCATTGGTTCAATCCTCTGCACAAAGGGTTAGTTTCTCCACACAACACAGAAGAGCACCTGCGGCTGGGGGGTACCGCCCGGATGGATTGGGTTATGAGCCCGTCACCCGGTGATGCTCTTGTGTGTTGCGTAAAAAAGTGCGGCGTCCTCACGGGAAAATAAGTAAAGACGCCGCCAAAAGAACTACACACGTTGGCTTTATGGTTATCACGGCTCTACTCGCGATATTGGTGCGGCATACAGGATTCGAACCTGTGACCAACGGCTTAGAAGGCCGTTGCTCTATCCATCTGAGCTAATGCCACAACGGAGAGAACATTGGCTGACAGCACAGCGGCACGGGGTAACAGCGCCCCTCAATGTTCTTTCCTGTTGTTCCCTCGTCTCTTCCGAGGAGTCACACCTTTTCGCCGCGACGGTGAATCGCTGTTCGTGGCATTGGCTTGCACATTCCGGCTACCCGGTAGATCGGGATACTGTGAAAGGAATCCCCGGACCGCTGCGGCGCATGTGCCATACGCCGTGCTTCTTTCATATCTGCCTGTCTTTTCACCACATTAGGCTCGGTGGTATTCTTGGAGTTCTCACACCACCAAGAAATTTAAAATCATGAATAACCCGCTATCGAACCTTCAGTTGGATGTTTGGTACAAAGTTGCGATTGTCATTTGCACCATTGTCTTCCTGTCTACTGCCTCTGGATTACTACCAAAGCTTCCTACGAACCAGTCGCTACTCATCTCGCTTGGTGGCATTTTTTTCTGTTTTGGCGAATGGAAAAATCATCCGCGCTACACGGTTGTTGAATACGCAATGGGCCAAAAATTTCTCGGCACGGGTTTTAAAAGAGCTTTTAACCTGACCGGCACCATTCTTTGCCTGTTTGGCCTTTACCTGATCTACAAAGGGGTCAGGGACCTCGTTTAGGTCATATCCGCAGCGGGGGCACTTCTCATGCAAAGGTCTAAACACCATCGCATCGGGAAGTGCGGTAACGCTCCGCTTTAGTTCTGGCTTACACACAAACACCTCTCACATCGTGCCTCTGACGAATCATCCGGTCATTCATACGCCACCGGCGGCTACTTCGTGGGCGTCCTGCCTGTTCGCAAAATAACTGCCGGGATCTTTAATCACGCCCGGCGCGTGATATCCTTACGGGAGTTCAAACCAAGTAAGGAAAGTTCATGTCTAAACAAGACGATATCCCGGTATTTCCCGTAACAGGGTGGAAGGCTGGACCGTTACCCGGCTACGATGCAATCTTGCTTAAATTCCAGTTTCTGTCGTCACCAATGCAATCGGTGGAGTCAGCACAAGAAACACAGTTTTTTGCTATCACTCCTGAGATGGCTGAGAGTTTGATTTCAGATCTGCAAGAGCATGTTCTGAATCTGAAAAACTCCGACATTCAAAGCCCTCAAGAAGGCAAGCACTAATCACCCACACCGCAGCAATATCACCCTTCTTAAAGCACCGCCGCTCAACAGTGGTGCTATTCAATGTAACCATGTTTACTTAGGCCTGTTCGCTGTTGATGGTTAAAATCTAAAATAACTTAGATTAAAGGTCAAGCAGAAAACCTAAATAAATTTAGATTCTCTACTGGGGCGGCGAAGTTTACTTGGAGCGGCGCATGATGCGGCGATGTTCTACAACAACACCGATGATATGAATTTTTTCTTTAGCGGAATTTCGGACTGCATAATCTTCGTTTAGGGGGACCAATTCAAAGATATCTTCACCCTCATCACTGACGCCTCTGGCGCGATATTTTTTAAAGGTGGCCTCGTCACTACCGTTCTTGGCAACAACGTAATCACCGGGCCCTGGAGGAAGCTCGGGATCAACAATAATCACATCGCCCTCTACAAACTCTGGCTCCATCGATTTGCCTTTCACCTTAAGAGCAAAGGTTGAGTTCGAGTGAAATTCAGACGTCAAAATATAATCTACCGTTCCATCAAGGTTTCTGGCATCACACTCTGGCGACCATACCCCAGCCTGAACATAGCTGATGATTGGGATTTGCTGTGCGGCCATTGGTGCTGGACCTACATTGGCCTCCTCCTCCTGACCGTTCAACAGGAAGCCCTCATTGACGCCAAGGTAATGAGCCAACTTGGTTAGCGACCTGCCGCCGGGCACATTAAGATCTCGCTCCCAATAACCTACGGTAACGTCAGAGACGCCAAGCGCCTTACCGAGCTGCCCCTGCGTTAGCTTTCTCTGCTTCCTCAACGCCCTTAAGCGTGTCCCTAGTGTTCCCACGATTTAGACCTTCAGTAACGAAACCTAAGTTATCTTAGTTTTTATTGACCTAAAAAAAATTAGATTATAATATCTAAATATTCTTAGGAGGACGTTATGACTACGACTGATCTTGAGCAGTATTTTGGCTCACCAAACAAGGCAGCTGAATTTTTTGGAGTGTCGCCCGAGGCCTTTTATCAGTGGCGTACACGCCCTGGGCAACTCATCCCCAAAGGTCGTGCGGCAGAAGCAGCTGCTCGCACCAATGGCAAGCTTAAGTTTAACGCTTCGCTTTACCAGAAGCGTAACGAAAAAGCCGCTTAGCAAACACCACAGCAACAAGGGGTTAACCGTGGATAACAAACACTGGCAAGTAGAAAAGCAGCCCGCCTGGCTGGTTGCCGCAATCAAAAAGACGATCTCCAGTTTGCCGGGCGGGTACACCGAAGCAGCTGAATGGCTGGGCGTTACTGAAGACGCGCTATTTAACCGCCTGCGTACTGGTGGCGATCAGATCTTCCCGATGGGCTGGGCAATGGTGCTCCAGCAGGCCAGCGGCACAAAGCATATTGCCGACGCGGTATCGCGCCAGTCCAACAGCGTTAACGTTCCGCTGGTGGAAATTGAAGACGTGGACAACGCCGACATCAATCAGCGCCTGATGGAAACATTCGAATGGATCAGCGAGCACTCCCGCTATGTCCGGCAGGCTACAGCTGATGGAGTTATTGACCAGGCAGAGCGCGCTCAAATCGAAGAGAACAGCTATCAGGTGATGGCTAAGTGGCAGGAGCATTTAACGCTGCTGTATCGCGTTTTTTGTGCGCCAGAAAAGAGTGACGCCAGCGAGTGTGCAGCCCCTGGCGTCGTGGCGTGTCGTAACAGTGGAGAAACTAACGCATGAACAGTTTAACGGTAAATAACCGCTTACCGCAACTGCGGATGATCCCGGTGCCGGGCTTACCGCTGTTCCGGTATGAACGCAGAGTATCAAACCGCTGGGTGCCGTGTAACCACAGCCGCGCGGCTGGCGTCGTGGGTGTCTACAACCGGAGGGCAAAAGCCTTATGCGCGAACTCAACCGATGGTTCAAAGACCACCACGGCATCCGGGTGCAGGTTATCCGCTGGGAGCCTGAAACCCGCCGCGTTATATATCTGCGTAAAGGGTATGAGTTCGGCGAATGCTTCAGCCCGCTCGATCAGTTCCAGCGCAAGTTTACAGAGTTAAAGGACGACCATGAGCACTAAATTAACCGGCTACGTCTGGGACGCCTGCGCCGCATCTGGCATGAAGTTATCCAGCGTGGCGATCATGGCTCGCCTGGCCGACTTCAGCAATGACGAGGGCATCAGCTGGCCGTCTATCGGTACCATTGCGCGGCAGATTGGCGCGGGCGAAAGCACCGTGCGTACAGCGCTGGCCCAGCTTGAGAAGGGCGGCTGGCTTGCGCGTAAGCAGCGCCGTCAGGGTAACCGCAACGCGTCGAACGTCTACCAGCTCAACGTGGCAAAACTTCAGGCTGCGGCATTCTCTCACCTGTCAGATTCTGACCCGTCAAAATCTGACCCGTCAAAATCTGACGCATCAAAATCTGACCCCTCAAAATCTGAGGCATCAGAAAACAGCACCGGCGGCGGTTTTGACCCGTCAGAATCTGGTGGGGATCCGTCAGTAAATTCAACTACAGATCCACAAGTAAAACCAAAACCTCTTTGTCCGGTTGCGGGGCAACCCGACCGTGAAGTTTTAATCACTGACCAGGCTAAACAGGTTTTAACCCATCTGAACCAGAAAACCGGATCCCGATACCAGGTTTGCAAATCCTCCCTGGAAAATATCCGCGCCCGGCTGGGTGAAGGCTTCACCCGTGACGAGCTGGTACTGGTCGTGGACTACAGCACCGCGAAGTGGGCGGAAGACCTGAAGATGGCCGAATACCTCCGCCCGTCGACCCTGTTCCAGCCATCGAAGTTTCCCGCTTACCTCCAGTCGGCAACGAAATGGGAAAGCGCCGGGCGTCCGGTACGTGAAAACGGTAACTGGGTGGCCTGTCCGGTAGCACGAGCCACGTACAGCGATGTGGATTACAGCCAGATTCCAGAGGGGTTCCGGGGATGAACAACATTTCAAAGGTGCTGGAGTACATCACTAATAACCCTGGCGTTCTGCCCTCAGAGGTCGCTGCGGCACTGCCCGCCATCAACAAAAGCACCGTGTTCGGCGCGGTCGAAAACCTCTGGCTGTCCGGAAAGATTCAGCGGATCGGGAGCGCCGACGGCTTCCGCTATCTGGTAGAGCAGCAAACCGTGAGCAGTAACAGCGTGCTGGCAGCACTCGAAAAGCGCGCCGTTGAGCTGGAGAAAAAGGGCCAGTGGCGTCGGGCTGCAACAGTCTGGCTACAGGCATATGACACAGCGAGCGCAAATGCAGATCGCGAGCGGTACCGTAAACGCCGGTCACGCTGTTTATCGGGAATGACACGGGGTATGCCGGATAGCGGACAGGTTGCCGGTCACTATGTAGGGGGCCACTGATGTCTCTTGCTAATGAGTGCCGCACTGATACACCTGAGCCGGAAGCCCGCCGAGTATGGCAGCGTCCGTTCCTTAAATGGGCTGGTGGTAAATTTACCCAGCTTGCTGATCTTGATGCTCTGATCCCTGAGGGCAAGCGTCTGATAGAGCCATTCGTCGGCGGCGGTTCGGTGTTCATGAACTCGGATAAACACCCACAATTCCTGCTGGCGGATGTTAACGCGGATCTTATTCACCTGTACCAGATGCTGGCCGTGGTTCCCGACGAGGTAACACGTCATGCGCGCCTGATGTTTGGCCGCCTGAATAATGCGGATGGCTATGCAGCCGTTGCCGATGAATTTAATGAGCAGATGCTGGCAGGACCGGAACGTGCCGCCGCTTTCCTGTATCTGAACCGTCATTGCTATAACGGCCTCATCCGGTACAACCGCGCGGGAAAATTTAACGTCGGCTGGAACAAAAACACGAAGCCGTATTTCCCGGCTGCTGAGATTGAGGCGTTCACCGCTCTCGCGCACAACTGCGTGTTCATGAATGCCGGTTACCGCCGCACGCTGTCTCTGGCCGGGGAGGGTGATGTCGTTTACTGCGATCCACCTTACGAACCGCTGCCCGGCACTAACGGTTTCACCAGTTACGCGCCTGGCGGGTTCAGATGGGATGATCAGGTAGCGCTGGTGGAATGCTGCGCGGCTGCCCACCAGCGTGGGGCGGCTGTAGTGATCAGCAACTCCAGCGCACCGCGCATCAAGGAACTTTACACGCAGCATGGCTTCACGCTGCACCACGTTCGCGCCCGCCGCGCTATATCCAGCAAAAGCAGCACACGTGAAACCGCAAATGACATCGTTGCCGTTCTCGGAGGGATGAACAGTGGGAAATAAACCTTTAACCGTTCGCCAGCGCGAAGTCTTCGATCTGCTGGTGGCTTTCCAGAAAAATCGCGGCTATCCGCCGTCGCAAAAAGAAGTTGCCGTTCTGATGGGGGCCAGTTCGCCGAACGCGGCAACTGACATGCTGCGGGCGCTTCAGCGCAAGGGAATGATCACCCTCGCGCCAGGCGTAAGCCGCGGTATCACGATCACTACGCCGACAGCAGAGGATGAAGCCATTTCATTACTGCGCTCGCTGGTGAACGGTGAGGATCATGCCAGAGCCCGCGCAATTGACTTTCTCGACTCCCGCAAGGTGACGCTATGAAACTGGTGATGCCATTCCCGCCCACCGTCAATACCTACTGGCGCGCCCCGAACCGGGGGCCGCTGGCCGGTCGCCATCTTATCAGCGCTAAGGGTCGCACATACCAGAGCGATGCGTGCGCGGCAATCATTGAGCAGTTGCGCCGCCTGCCGAAGCCCAGCAGTGCCCCGGCAGCCGTGGAAATCATCCTGTTCCCGCCGGATGCCCGCCGCCGTGACCTCGACAACTACATCAAAGCGCTGTTTGACTCCCTGACGCACGCCGGAGTGTGGGAAGACGACAGCCAGGTGAAGCGGATGCAGGTTGAATGGGGGCCGATCACTCCAGGGGGCAGGGCAGAAATAACGATTACCCGGTTCACGGAAACAGTGGATGTGCATACAGGTAAGGTTGAAAGTTATGCAAATCAGCAGTAAGGTCAATGTGTGCAAACGAAACGGGAGTGCAGTCCCGTCAGTCAACAAGTGGAGAAACAATATGGCTAACCATGTCCTGGGCACTGCTACGCCTAAAAGCAGTGCTATGGCTGTGTCTTCGAACACACCTTCATCATCCGTACCTGTTATCACCTATCGTAACCAGCGGGTAATTACCACTGACACACTGGCGACGGGCTATGGCTCTCAGCCAAATAATCTTCACATGAACTTCACCAACAACCGGAGCCGGTTTGTTGAAGGCAAGCACTTCTATCTTCTCTCTGGTGACGAGCTACGCGACTTCAAGAGCCTCCCCAACGTGATTGGGGTGGTTAATAAACACACAAGTCAGTTACTGCTATGGACTGAGCGCGGTGCCTCCCGCCACGCCAAAATACTTGAAACAGATCAGGCCTGGGACTTTTACGAGGAGCTTGAGGAGAACTATTTCCGGCAAAAGGAGATAGGCGGAATTCCCTTAGTTCCGAACTTTTCCGATCCCGCGCAAGCTGCTCGCGCCTGGGCTGATGAATTTGAAGCCCGCCAGCGCGCCGAAGCAATCAGTCATCAGCAGGCTGAATACATCGAGCATCTGGAAAGCCTTTTCACTGACGGGCTTTCTCCAGTTCAGTTCTGTAAGCGCCTTAACGGCGTAAATACCTCCAAAATCAGCGCCTGGCTGATGTCGGCAAACTGGCTGTACGACGACAATCCAGGTGGCAAAAGCGCCCAGTGGCGTGTGCGTTCCTATGCCAGAGACAAATATCTCACTGAGAAAACCAGTAAGGTCATGCCTAACGAGTCGGTTAGCTTTACGAGCTATCAGCCGATCCTTCTTCGCGCTGGCGCGGTCTGGATTTACCGGAAATACCTGAACGGGCAACTGCCTATGAAGCAAACGTGGAACGGTGACTTCACCCACGACAAAGCCCTGGCTTCTGGTGGTGACCATGAGTAGTCAACGTAAAGCTAATCTGTTTGGCTGCGCATCGGTGCATAAAGCTTCCGGTGGAAAAAAAGTTAGCCGATCTGCCATGACTGTGGATCAGTTTCTTGGTCTGGACGAGATTAAGCAGTATGTCTCCAGTAACCCAACCGCAGTTACGCGTCAGGGTGATGGGGTTTATATCTCTCCTGAGCTCACCCTCCGTTACCTTCATTTATGTGGCAACAAGCGATTAAAAAAAGAGTTCCGAAAAGCTACAAAGGGGCGGGCATGAGAGCGCTACTTACCCCTGTAGTTGTCAGGGAACTCGGCGTGGTGATGTTCAGACCCGGCCCGGATCTGCTGGCGCACTTCAGCTGTGGGCGCATGTTGCTTGAGAACGAGCCGCCGCGCCTTGCTGCACTGCCGACGGGTGAAATCCCGCCCGCTACCCAGCCGCTGGCGGAAGATCCCCGGCTGATCCCGATATTTGAAAACGTGAGGGTGATTGGTCGTGCCGGTGGACTGTCTTCGCTTGAGAACTGGTTAATGCGCGGTACCGGCTGCCAGTATTCGGTCGGTACCTGGCACGATGACAACATGACCGAGCTTTACCACGAGCCCGGCGTGATCCGCGTCTGCTGGGCCTGTGACAACCTGCTGCGTGAACAGTACACCGAGCGCCTGGCGGGAATTGCGCGGGCAAATGTCACTGAGTGGATCATCGAGTTTGTCCGCATGGCGCTGGGTTTTGACAGCACGCACCAGCTGACGCTACCGGAACTGTGCTGGTGGCTGGCGCGTAATGACCTGATAGATGTGATTCCGGAAGATGTCGCGCACAGCGTGCTGCGCCTGCCAGTGGAAAAGATAAAAAGCGTCTATCGCGAAAGCGAGCTGGTACCCACGCGGTCGGCTTCCAGCATTATGGAGGAAAAAGCAAAGCAGGTACTGGCGCTGCGCATCGACCCGGAGTCGCCGGAATCCTTCATGCTGCGCCCGAAGCGTAAGCGCTGGGAGAACGAGAAGTACACCCGCTGGGTAAAGGCGCAGCCGTGCGCGTGTTGCGCCAGTCCTGCGGACGACCCACACCATCTGATCGGTTACGGCCAGGGCGGAATGGGCACCAAAGCGCATGATCTGTTCGTGATACCGCTGTGCAGAGCGCATCACGATGAATTGCACGCTGATGTTAAGGCGTTTGAGGAAAAATATGGCACGCAGCCTGAGCTGCTGCTGAAGACATTAGACCGCGCGCTGGCGATCGGCGTTCTCGCGTGATTAGTGGAGTGGAGACCACCATGAATTTAGATGGCATCGTTAAATTTTTCGCACCAAAAGGCATGCATATTTCTGACAGCGTGCGGGCCACAGCAAGTGAGCAACTGACCGTGACCGATGTTATGGCCGCGCTGGGTATGACTCAGGCCGACGCCGGGATCGGGCTGGCTATGTTCCTGGGTAAAGCTGGCGTAAGCACACAGGACAAAGAGGCCGCTATCCGCTGGCTGGCAGAATATGCGAAAGAACGCGTGCCGCTGGCTATCCGCCGTGCCGCCGGTAAGAAACTGCCTCTCTGTATGTTGCAGCTGGCGAAGTATGCCTACAACGATTATGCCTCTTCAGCCGCCGACAGTGTCGATTGTCCGAAGTGCGCAGGGAAGGGGCTGATCACCACCACCAGCAAAATAACGAAAAGTCACTACAAGATGCGTCTGCCGGACTGGGCGAAAGAGTCTGGACAGTCGCCTTCCGATTTTGAGCATTTCCGCCAGGTGGACGAGGTGAATCAGTGCCTGTGCCCAAAATGTGGCGGCAAGGGGAAAATAAGTAAGCGCTGTCAGTGCGGCGGTACAGGGAAAACCATGGATCGCAAAGCCACTGAGTTTCAGGGTGTGCCGGTTTACAAAGAGTGCGCTCGCTGTGAAGGACGCGGCTACAGCAGGCCAAAATCTTCGGTAGCCTATCGCGGCATTCTCGCGCTGTTACCTGGGCTTCCCGATCGGACCTGGCGTTACAGCTGGAAGCCGTTCTATGAGAGCCTGGTAACACGATGCTTTCAGGAGGAAAGCTACACAGATGTGCAGCTACGGCGAGTGACCGGAATGCAGGGTTTGAGCGATATCGCATAATTTAGCGACATGTTACTTGCAATCTTGCCGTTTTTGTGTAAATTTGACGTTAACGATGGGCATTGTATGTTCAGAGTTACTAAACCCGCCTCCGAGCGGGTTTTTTTATGGATGCCCGCCGCCAATGAGATGAAGTGCGGGGAGTAATGCGGAGCCTACATGTTCCAGCCGAACGCAAAGCTCACACAGGCAGGACCACAATATAAATCTGCGGCAGCTAAGGCTGGTCGCTCCGTATCGGTAAGCGGAATCATAGGCTCGCATCTGCGGGCCTTTTTCATATCCGCGCCACGCTCGGCGCACTTCAACCGCAGAGTCTTTCAGGGTGAGCCTTAGCAGTGGTCGGTGTGACTATATCTGCGGGCTGTCCACTCTGAGCGTAAGGCTCACCACTAAAGGAAAGTCACTATGTTCGGTTTCGGTAAAAAAGCACGTAAAGCAGTTAGCGATATCAAGAAGTTCGAAAAGCGCGATCTGGCTCAGGCGGTGGTAAACGCTGCTTATCTGGTGGCATACGCTGACGGGGAATGTGAAGCATCAGAGAAAGCGAAGATCGAACAGGTGCTGCGTAACCAACCATCACTGGCCGCGTTCACCTCTGAAATTAACGCTATCAGCGCAACGATCGTCGGCCAGCTGGACACCAACTTTAAGATTGGTCGCCGGGCAGCGCTGCGCGAGATTGAAGATGTTAAGCACGACCCGCGCGAAGCAGAAGACGTTCTCGACGTGGCGGTAGCCATTGCTGAAGCTGACGGGGAAGTAGAGCCGGAAGAGCGTAAGGTGCTGGAAGAGATCGCCAACGCCCTCGGCCTGCGTCTGGAAAATCACCTGTAATGGCAAAGCTGCGCTGGGTCGGTGCTGGTGTGCTGCTGTTCCTGGTAATCGCTGTCGACTTTACCAGCAAGTTGATGTCGATCCTGGCGGACGGCGTGCTGGTGGCCGGTGTGGTTGCGTTGCTCCTGCCACTGCTTAAGGCGAAAAAATAGCGCTTTTTTTGACAGTCTTCCCAGTTTTGAAAAGTCGCTTTTAAGTTGTATTGCATACCGGGCTGGCAGGGCTATGCTCAAAGTGCATTCTTTGACAGTCCATATTCCAATAATGGCATGGTGAATCCCCCTGTGCGGAGGGGCAATACTGGCTACCTTTGTTGATATATATGCATGCGGGACGCTGAAGCCAGCCAGCGTCTCACCGGGAGGCACCCGGCACCAGACACACTCTACCTGATTTGAGACCTGTTTATCCGAGCAGGTCTTTTTTTTATCCGCCATTAGCTCAACGGGAGAGAGCACAGAGCTTCTACCTCTGCGGTTCGGGGTTCGAGTCCTCTATGGCGGACCATTAAAATTTTTTATACGCGATAATTTCATTGTCTGCCCTGATCGCGGTTATGTCTTATATTTTCTCTTAAACCCGGCAAATGGATTTGGATAGGGACTTACAGGCAAGAGGAGGTAGAAATATGAGAGAAGGCTTTTACTGGATACGTCATGTCAATGTCGTCCAGGTTGCTTATTTTCAAAATGAACAGGTGGAAGACATGCTCTCTGGAAAGATAGTTAATGGTGTCTGGTATTTGACACGTGGTTGTGACATCTGCAACAACGACGAGGTCGAGGTGTTAGAAGGTCCGTTGATACCACCGTTTTAAACCAAATGCTTTACTGGGCTTCCGGCGGGGGCTTTTTCATATCTTCGCCATGCTGTTGGTTTTCCGGTTCTGGCCGTTAAAAAAATAACACTGTGCAAAAGGCATCTTCGGGTGCCTTTGATAAAGAGTTATTTACGCAAGTCGTCCATTGCCTGTCAGCTCTATCTGTTCAATTCATTCTTGAAGCTTTGCATTTTCTCCAGCACTTCCCTCGGGTTAGTGATAATAAAACTCGCTGGGAAAAATATCGTTTCGTCAGATGGGTGTTCATCATGCCAATGCTTGGTCACGGCGATTTCATGCGCTTCCTGATAAGCGGAGTACGCAGCCTCAAGTTTTTTCCTTCTGCGACCTGAAGCATGGGGTAGTAGTTGGAAAAAATCAGCATCGCTAATCAGCCTGAACGGGTAAGAACCCCCTTCAATAGCCTTAATTTCGGTGAGTAACTTTGACAGTATCGGCGCTGATTGCTTCCTAAACTCTACCTGCCGTGATGAGTGATTACTGATTAGTGTCGGGACAAATAGTCCAGCCAGGGTAAGCAGTACACCGATAACAGTTAAAATTTCCATGAGGTATTTGTATGCCTGATTTTGTTTATTCGGTTTTACCCGTGGTGGGATTCGGGTTTTCTTGTTTCGGTCTGGGTTACATCATCGGCTTTGTGCGCGGGCGCGACTAAGTAGGAAGAATAGATCCGCCGGACAGGTGGGTGAATCCTGATATTTCCACAGTGTCATTTTACAGGCTGCCAGTCGGTGGCCTTTTTTATTTCCTTCCACACAGCACCCCGACTAATCGGAGGTGAGAGATATGTCCCATATGAGCAAACTCGTAACCGGTGTCGCGCTCGGCACTTCCGGCGGCACAATCCTGAACGGCGTTCTGACAAAACTAAGTCCCGATGAGTGGAGTGCCGTCGGCGTGCTGGCGGGTATCGCGGGCATCATCATTACCGGGCTCATCAACTGGTACTTCAAACGCAAGGTCGCCAACGCGCAGGTAAAGGCGCTCGAGAAATACGGCCCGACGGTAAAAGTGGGAGATGAATAAAATGCCGATGACCATCAGCCTGCGTAAAAAACTCATTGCCGCCGCTGGTGGTGGTGCAATGCTGATCGCCTCGCTGTTTCTCGGCGGTCAGGATGGCGTCGAGGGGCGTAAGTACGAAGCCTACAAAGACGTGGCCGGAGTGTGGACCGTCTGCGATGGTCACACAGGCGGGGATATCGTGAAAGGTAAGACCTATACCGATCGCGAGTGCGACAACCTTCTGTGGAAAGATCTCCAGCCAGCCAAGAAAACGGTCGATAGTCTGGTCAAAGTCCCGCTGAACGAATACCAGCGCGCGGCGCTCTACAGCTTCGTGTTTAACGTCGGCTCGGACGCTTTCTCTAAATCCACGCTGCTGCGTAAGCTCAATCGTGGCGATCATGATGGAGCCTGCGAGGAAATGCGCCGATGGGTCTACGCCGGAAAGCAAAAATGGGCTGGCCTCATCAATCGCAGAGAGATGGAAAGATCGCTTTGTGTAGGCGATTTCGATGTGAAGAAGTAACTCACCTATAGCGCCATGCCCGGCGCTCTCACGCAGAGCCTTTCAGAAACGAACCTTGGAGAATCACCGCTATAGGCGGCGGCCTCTCTGCGGGCGGTGTTTCTGGGCAACGAGGCTCGTTTTTGAAAGGCAAAACGCATGGAAATAACCCAGAGCCAGTTGATAGATAACTTTCATTATCGCAATGATATCGGGCGCTTTGTATGGAAAGTTGCAAAGGGGTGGGTCAAACCGGGAAGAATTGCCGGAACCGTAAACGGAGCTAACGGATATAGATATGTCAAGCTAAACGGTGTGCATTATCTGGAGCACAGAATGGTTTGGTTGTTTGTCCATGGTCACCTTCCCGAAGGTGAGATTGACCACATTAATGGTGATAAGAAAGACAACAGAATTGTGAACCTGCGGCAATGCACCCGGTCTCAAAATGAGATAAACAAAGGCTTGTCTTCTGCCAATACAAGCGGGTGCAAAGGCGTTAGCTGGCACGCGCAAAGCAAAAAATGGCGCGCCAGACTCAAGGTGAACAAAAAAGAAGTTTACCTCGGTACATTCGAAAACAAGTCTGATGCTGAGATAGCCTATAAATCCTTTCTGGAAAGGACGCATGGTGATTTCTTATCGACGGGAGCGATCCATGTGCCTGGCGGAGGGGAAGAATGACCTTTAGTCTTCGAACGATTCTTTTGAGCACTGTACTGGTCATGCTGCTCGCTGGTGGATATGGCGAGCTACGTTACCGGAATGGCTGGTATGCCCATGCTGACCACATCAATGCTCTGGCTGCCAAGAAGAAACTCATTGCTGAGAAAGCTATTCAGCCGGTTGAGAATAAAGCGGCGCAGGCCAGCGAAGAAGGCAGGGTCATCTACAAAACAATAACCCGCGACGTGGTGAAATATGTCCAGGATCCGAACCGTACTGTGTGCCAGTTTGATGATGAGTCTGTGCGGTTGCGTCAGCGTGCCATCGACGCTGCCAACTCCATCAGCGGATTTGATGCAGCCCCCGTGCAGGGCCAGTGATGCTGGTGCAGACAGCGATACGGATCTGCAATCAGATACTGAGACGGCAATATGCCTGCGCCAGCTGCGTCTCGATAAGTACCGCTGGCAGGCCTGGTATAACGCGGTTAAGTGAGCAGCCCCAGGCGCTTTACAGTAGAGCGCCTGATGATGTTCTCCACTCTGCACAACACGGTTAGCCACGCTGTGAAGCGTCGCGAAGCTGGCCCATAACCTTACATGCAAGTTTGTCAGATCTAAACGATGTACTATGAGATTGAATGAAACACCTATTAATTATGGTTGTAGGATTTTTCTTAGTTGAGTGGTATTCATATCCGTCCTGTAGTGTCAGTGGGATGACTTGCATGAAAATACTGGGAGTTGATGAATACCGTAGCCGTAGGTTTAATGGGGTATTAACATATTTCGAACTTGAGGGTGTGCCTAACCCAGAGTGGGTTCAAATTTTTGAAAGACTGGTACATAACACAGCTAATAAGATATGGGTCGAGGGTTATTGCATCGTTATTGATATGATTAAAAACGATGCTGCACAGCAGCTGGAATTTCTTCAGAGCAAATGCGATGACGCAACAGAAAAGTTAAAGCATTCACAAAATTGTCTGTAGACGAACCAATCCGATCCGAGTCAAGCCCCTGATGTGGGGCTTTTTTATTGCCATCAGAAAGAGTCTCACTCGGGGCGCTTGATGTTTTACAGTTACAAGCGATAGCGCATATCTTTACATCTGGTCAATGATTAAACCGTCTTTAACTACTAAGCCATCAGTATCCGCTGGTGGTTTTTTTATTGCGCATCGCACGCGCACCACAGAGAGTCTTTCAGCCGTGAGGCTGGGGATCCGCTCCCTCGGGCGGTTTTTACTTTGTGCTGAAAACTGCATTCGCTGAGTTCATTTTTCAGCATAAACACACTGAATTATCGGCTGGTGATCTCACCATTGCCGAGCATCTATCACATCTATACAGCAGGAAACTCCAAATGGCACAGATAGTGAAACCAGCGAGTATGAAAGTTAGCGTCCGCCTGAAAGATTCTCCATCGGAGTCACTCACAGCCATTTGCAAGCCTGCCCTAATTGATGGGTGGCTGCATGTCGAAACTGCGAATGGCTTTGTTCGATTTCCAGAAAGCCAGATCCTCCGATACTCAGTGGCTGCAATCACGGACTCACCATTACTCGATAGTGACCCGCGCGAAAACCGCAGAGCCACCCATGGGTGAGCCTCGCATCTATAACAACCGCTGGGACAAAGCCAGGCTCACATTTCTGAAATCTCATCCTGTCTGCGTGATGTGCCTCCGGCAGCATAGAGCGGTACCGGCTACCGTTGTGGATCACATCAAGCCTCACAAGCTGAAAGAAGCGCTGAACGGCGGCACTCAGGAAGAGATAGCGAAGGCTCAGAAGCTCTTCTGGGATAAAGCCAACTGGCAGCCTCTTTGTAAACAGCATCACGATTCGACCAAGCAGCGCATCGAGAAGCGAGGCCATGTGATTGGCTGCGACGAGAGCGGCATGCCGCTTGATCCAGAGTCACACTGGCGCAAATGAGAATTAATGTCACCGTATAGTGGAGGGGTGGGTTAAGACTTCAGGGGGTACCGCCTTCCTGACCGCCCGCCCCCCTTTTTGTGCACAACCGCGAAATGAAAAGTTTTTTTCTGGGAGGTTTTAATGGCCGGAAGACGACCAAAGCCTACCCATCTGAAAGTTGTTACCGGCAATCCCGGCAAGCGCGCGCTCAATAAAAATGAGCCAAAGCCCGCCAAGGAAATTCCAAGCCCGCCTTCTCACCTGACCGACTGGGGTAAAACAGCCTGGGGCAAACTCACCGTTCTTCTTGACGGCATGGGTGTGCTAACCGTGGCCGATACACTGGCGCTCGAAAGGCTTTGTGATCTGTATGCGGAAATCCTCCAGCTTCGCCAGATAGTGGATATCGAGGGGAGAACGTATACGACCAAAACGCAGATGGGTGATTTTCTGATAAAGGCAAATCCGGCAGTAGCCATGCTGGCGGATGCCGATCGTCGTTTTAAAAGTTACCTGGTGGAGTTCGGCCTTACACCGGCTGCCCGGTCAAAGGTGAATGCAGATGGTGGAGAAAAAGAAGAAGACCCGCTCAACCAGTTCTTCGGTTGATCCGGCTACGCAGTATGCGCTGAACGTTACCAGCGGTAAAAATCTGGCCGGGCCGGATATTCGCGCCGCCTGCGCAAGACACCTTCGTGATCTTGAAGAGGGGCCAAAAAGAGGCCTGTTCTGGGATGTTGAGGCGGTAACGCGTGTCGTTGACTTCTTTGCCAAAGTGCTGAAGCTAAACGGCGGGGAGCATGAGGGGAAGCCATTTATTCTGCTGCCGTGGCAGTGCTTCATCGTTGGATCACTTTTTGGCTGGAAGTCCGCAGACGGTACGCGGCGTTTCCGCATGAGCTACATCGAGTCAGGAAAGGGATCGGGTAAGTCGCCACTGGCGGGCGGGGTTGGCCTTTACCTTCTGATGGCGGACAAAGAACCGCGCGCTGAGGTTTACGCGGCGGCCACAAAAAAAGACCAGGCGATGATCCTTTTTCGCGATGCGGTGACAATGGTTGATCAGTCTCCGGCACTCGCGCAGCGCATCACCAAATCCGGAACCGGCCTGAACGTCTGGAACCTGGCATTCCTGCAAACGGGCTCTTTCTTCAAGCCGATCAGTTCCGATGATGGTCAGTCAGGCCCGCGACCGCATGGAGCGCTGATTGACGAGGTGCACGAGCACAAAACAAACGCCGTTGTTGAGATGATGCGAGCCGGAACGAAAGGCCGCCGTCAGGCTCTGATGTTCCTGATCACTAACAGCGGCCACGATAAAACCAGCGTCTGTTATGAGTATCACGAGTACGGGCGGAAGGTTGCCGCCGGCGATCTGGAGGATGACAGCTTTTTCAGCTTCATCTGCTCGCTGGATGAAGGTGAAGACCCGTTTAAGGACGAAACCTGCTGGGGCAAGGCTAACCCGTCACTGGGGCAGACATTTACCGAAAAGTACCTGCGGGAGCAGGTGACGCAGGCGCGGGGCATGCCATCGAAAGAGAGCATCGTCAGGCGTCTTAATTTCTGTCAGTGGGTGGAATCTGCTGATCCGTGGATTGACAGTGACACCTGGATGAACTGCGAACAGGAATTCGATCCTGAAGAACTGACAGGTGAGGAATGCTATGGCGGTCTGGACTTATCTGGTTCACGTGACCTTACCGCGCTGGCGCTTTACTTCCCGAAATCGAAAAAGCTTCTGGTCGAGTTCTGGACCCCCAAAGACTCATTGCTTGAGAGAGCCAAAACCGACCACGTCCCGTATGACGCCTGGCTGCGTAACGGTTACATCCATGCGCCGCCGGGTAAAGCAGTCAACTACGGTTTCGTTGCCGTCCGCATCGGTGAGCTGGCAGCCAGATACGATATTAAATGCATCGCGTTTGACCAGTACCGAATTAAATATCTTGAGCCTGAACTGGAAAGTGAATCGGTAAGCGTTGACCTGATCCCCCATGGGCAGGGTTTCTATAAGGCACAGGAGTCCGGCCTGTGGATGCCGCGATCAATCGAGCTGTTTGAAGAGCACCTGAACAATCGGGCGCTTGTTATCCGAACCAACCCCTGCCTGCGATGGAATGCCGCCTCTGCGGTTCTTGAGGCTGACCAGAAGGACAACCGCATCTTTGCCAAAAAGAAAAGCACCGGCCGCATAGACGGTGTGGTGGCGTCTGCCATGGCAATCGGCGCAGCGGAAGACGCTGTGCTAGTGGACAGCGGTGATCCTGATGACTTTTTTGACGACCCGATCATGGTAGGTATCTGATGAAGGAAAAAAAACGGCCGGGCCGCATCAAGAGCGCGATTGTTAACTGGCTCGGTGAGTCGATTGGCCTCAATGATGCCGCGTTCTGGCAGGAGTGGTACGGTGCCAGCAGCAGCGGCAAAGTCGTGACCGCAGAAAAGGCGCTGGCGCTGTCTTCTGTATGGTCCTGCGTGCGTCTGCTGAGTGAGTCCGTTTCAACGCTGCCGATGAAGGTCTACGAACGGGCGGCTGACGGCTCCCGCAAACTGGCACTAACGCATCCGGCTTATCAGGTGTTGTGCCGCCGCCCTAACACTGAAATGACACCATCACGCTTCATGCTTATGGTGGTAGCAAGCATCTGCCTGCGCGGTAATGCATACGTTGAGAAAAAGATGATCGGCCTTAAGCTGGTCTCTCTGGTGCCGCTGCTCCCTCAGTGTATGAAAGTGGAGCGACTGGACAGCGGCGAACTGCAGTACACCTACACAGAGAAGGGCGTGGTACGCATCATTCCGGTTAAAAACATGATGCACATCCGGGGCTTTGGTCTGGATGGCGTCTGCGGCATGATGCCGATGCGGACCGGACGCGATGTGTTCGGCGCTGCAATGGCGGTCGAAGAATCCGCCGCCAAGATTTTTGAAAACGGTATCCAGACATCCGGCTTCTTCCTGTCAAAAACCCTCCTCACAAAAGAGCAGCGCGCGAAAAACCGCGAGAACCTTAACCGGTTCGTGGGATCAAAAAACGCCGGTAAGGTGATGGTGCTGGAGGGAGACATGTCTTATCAGGGCATCACCCTTAACCCTGAAGATGCCCAGATGCTGGAAAGCCGATCTTTCAGCATTGAAGAAATCTGCCGCTGGTTCAGGGTACCACCGTTTATGGTGGGCCACGTTGACAAGCAGAGCAGTTGGGCGTCGAGCGTTGAGGGTATGAACCTCCTGTTCCTGACCAATACCCTGCGCCCGTTGCTGGTAAATATTGAGCAGGAGATTTCACGCTGTCTGCTTAACGGCGATGAGGATGTGTTTGCGGAGTTCTCAGTTGAGGGCCTTCTGCGCGCCGACAGCGCGGGGCGCGCTGCCTACTACACGACTGCCCTGCAAAACGGCTGGATGTCGCGCAATGACGTTCGCCGCCTGGAGAACCTGCCGCCAATTGAGGGTGGTGATATTTATACCGTACAACTGAATCTGACCCCGCTTGAGGACTTACGCAAAAACAGCACAGCCGCAAAAGCTAAGCTGCTGCGCGAAGTCCACGATGCCGTTTTCCCCGATATTCCTTTCGAACAATCACCGCTTAAACAGGCGGCTTAGGAGCAACCCCAATGACAGTTAAAAGTCTTCCGGCAGCGCCGGAGGGGCGGCCTTTTGCGCGCGAAAAACGCGATTTGCCGTCTTCCGCAATGGAGCGCTGGAACGGCGGCATTAAAGCCGCAAAGTCTGATGAAAACAGCATCTCTGTCTTCGATGTGATCGGTGCCGACTGGTACGGCGAGGGTGTGACGGCCAGCCGTATCGCCGCCGCGCTTCGGTCCATTGGTGGCGCAGATGTCACGGTCAATATCAACAGTCCGGGCGGCGACATGTTCGAAGGCCTGGCGATTTACAACCTGCTTCGTGAGTACGAAGGCAAAGTCACCGTGAAGGTGCTGGGCCTGGCGGCGTCTGCTGCCTCCATTATCGCGATGGCGGGTGATGAGGTGCAGATTGGCCGTGGCGCGTTTCTGATGATTCACAACTGCTGGGTTTACGCGATGGGTAACCGTCACGATCTGGCGCAGATCGCCGCTGATATGGAACCCTTCGATAAGGCCATGAACGATATCTACGGTGCCCGCACCGGGCTGGATTCCTCGGTCATCGACGCGATGATGGATGCAGAAACCTATATCGGCGGCAGCGATGCGGTTGAAAAGGGGTTTGCCGATCGCCTGCTGTCTGCAGATGAAATCGCTGATGACGATGACAGCCCGGCGGCGGCGCTGCGCAAACTTGACGCGCTGCTCGCGAAAACCGACACGCCGCGCTCGGAGCGGCGAAAACTTCTTAAGGCTTTAACCGGCAGCAAGCCAGGCGCTGCTGCCGATCCTGCTGGTACGCCGGGCGCTACCGATGAAATCAACCCTGAATATCTCAAACAGCTTAAAGACGCGGTAGCCGCGTTCGGCTAATAAGGACTCAATATGTCAGAAGTTAATGAAGTACTGAAAACGGTAACTGCCAGCATTAAAGAAGCTACCAGCAAATTTAACGCCAAAGCTGAAGAAGCTCTGAACGAGGCGAAAAAATCCGGCAACCTGTCCGCTGAAACCAAAGAGACAGTGGACAAGATGGCCTCTGAGCTGAATGCGATGCGGGAAGCGGAAAAAACACTCAAAGCCGCGCTGGGCGAGCTTGAGCAGCACGTTGCTCAGATGCCGCTGAACAACGCAGCTAAGGTCGTGGAAAGCGTGGGGCGTCAGGTTATCTCCTCTGAAGCGCTGAAAACTTTTGCTGCGGGTGTTGAAGGCAACAAGCGCCTGAGCATTCCGGTCAGCGCCGCTCTGCTGACAGTGAATGTCCCTGGTCAGATTGTTGCGCCGGATCGTCTGCCGGGCATTGATGCACAGCCGAAGCAGCGCCTGTTTATTCGCGATCTGATCGCGCCGGGCCGCACCGAGTCCAATACCATTTACTGGGTGCAGCAGACCGGCTTCACCAATAACGCCAAAGCAGTAGCGGAAAACACCACCAAACCTTACAGCGATATCGCTTTCGCTGAAAAAATCACGCCGGTTCGCACTGTTGCCCACCTGTTCAAAGCGGCGAAACAGATCCTCGACGATATGCCACAGCTTCAGTCAACGATTGATGCCGAGCTTCGCTACGGGCTGAAATACGTCGAAGAACAGGAAATTCTCTTCGGCGATGGCACGGGCGCGCACCTGGACGGCATTGTCCCTCAGGCTTCTGCTTATGCGGCGGCGTTCAGCGTGGCGCAGCAGAACGGTATTGATGATCTGCGTCTGGCGATGCTGCAGGCGCAGCTGGCACGCTTCCCGGCTTCCGGCCACGTCCTGCACTTTATGGACTGGGCGAAGATTGAACTCACCAAAGACACCCTGGGCCGCTACATTCTGGCGAACCCGGCGGCGCTGGCCGGTCCTACCCTGTGGGGCCTGCCAGTGGTGGCGACCGAAGCCGCTGCCTTCGTGGGTAAATTCCTGACCGGTGCGTTCAATGCTGGCGCTCAAATCTTCGATCGCGAAGATGCCAACGTTGTCATCTCCACAGAGAACGCCGACGACTTCGAGAAAAACATGATCTCGATTCGCTGCGAAGAGCGTCTTGCTCTGGCGGTGAAACGTCCTGAAGCGTTTATCTACGGCGAGTTCACCGCACCGGCTCCGGGTGGCGAATAATCCATAACTGCGGCCTTCGGGCCGCTTTTTCCCCATGAGGAAGCCGAAATGAAAATGCGATCCCTTAAACCGGTTTATTTCAACGGTGTGGTACAGGTTGAAGGCAGCGAGTTTGAAACGCTGGAGCAACACGGCCGCGAGCTGATCAAAAAAGGTTATGCCGAGCAGATCGGTGATGACGCTGAAGCCAAAGCAAAAGCCGAAGCCAAAGCTGAAGCTGAAGCGGAAGCCAAAGCAAAAGCCGAAGCCGAAGCCGAAGCCAAAGCTGAAGCGGAAGCGGAAGCCAAAGCAAAAGCCGCAGCTGATGCCGAAGCCAAAGCAAAAGCCGAAGCTGACGCTGAAGCCAAAGCAAAAGCCGAAGCCGAAGCAAAGGCCAAAGCGAAAACCAAATAAGGTGAAGTCATGCTGCTGACGCTGAATGAAATCAAAAAGCAGTGCCGCCTGGAAAATGACTTTACGGATGAAGACAGCCTGCTGGAACTGCTGGCGCTGGCAGCTGAGGCGAAAGCAACCACCTATCTCAACCGGAACCTCTATAAAACCAATGATGAAATACCGGCTCTCGATGAGGACGGCATGGTTATTACAGAGGATGTCCGGCTGGGGATGCTGATGCTGGTCAGTCACTGGTACGAAAACCGCAGCTCGGTATCTGAACTTGAAAAGTCTGCAACACCGATGGCTTTTGAGTTCCTGCTGCAGCCCCGCCGCCTGCCTGTTTCGGGATTCTGATATGAAAGTCCGATCCACGCGCACAAGCGCAACCTATACGTTGCCCGATCCGGGGGAGCTGAATAAGCGCATCCTGCTTCGGCAGCGGATCGATGAAGCCAGCCAGGATTATGGCGTCACTCCGGTATACCAGAATGAGAAAAAGGTCTGGGCAAAGGTGCGACAGGTGGGAGCGACCACTTACCACGAATCTGTGCAGTCAGATGACACCATCACTCACTACATCACGATCCGCATGCGCAAAGGCATTACGTCAGATTACGAAGTTGTTTATGACGGTTTTGTGTTCCGGATCAAGCGCCTGAGGGATCTGAACTCTGCAGGTCGTTATCTTCTGCTGGAGTGTGAAGAACTCGGCGCAGAAGACCGCAGCGGGGAAATGTATGGCTAAGCCACTTTTGCATGTTGATTTCCAGCAGCCGAAAGAGCTGGTTTTTAACCGGGCAAAAATGCGCCGGGCCTTTATTCAGATCGGCCAGGTTCATATGCGCGATGCGCGCAGGCTGGTAATGCGCCGTGGCCGCTCGGCACCAGGCGAAAATCCCGGATTTCGCACCGGCAGGCTGGCGCGATCGATTGGTTATTACGTCCCCCGCGCATCGAAAAGCCGTCCGGGTCTGATGGTCCGGATCGCGCCAAACCAGAAGCGGGGCGAGGGAAACCGACTCATTGATGGTGACTTTTACCCGGCTTTCCTGTTCTACGGCGTCAGGCGTGGCGCTAAGCGCCGGAAAAGCCATCACAGAGGCAAATCAGGTGGTAACGGGTGGCGCGTTGCTCCGCGTAAAAATTACATGACCGAAGTGCTGGATGCGCGTAAGGCATGGACACGCTATGTACTGAGCCGCGCTCTGCGTTCCTCCCTGCGCCCCGAAAGGAAAAAGAAATGAAACTATCACTGGTGATCGCCGCACTCCGGGCGCGGTGTCCGCTGTTTGCTGGTCAAGTTGCGGGGGCAGCGGAATTTAAATCCATCCCCGAAGCCGGGAAAATGCGTCTGCCGGCGGCATATGTTGTGCCAACTGAAGATGTGACCGCCGAGCAGAAGTCCCTGACCGATTACTGGCAAAAAGTGACCGAAGGCTTTGCGGTTGTCGTGGTGCTGGATAACACGCGCGATGAGCGTGGTCAGACAGCAGGTTATGACGCCGTGCACGATGTGCGAAAGCAAATCTGGAAGGCGCTTCTGGGCTGGGAGCCGGATGAAGACGCTGGCCCGGTGGCGTACTCCGGCGGTCAGCTTCTGGATATGGATCGGGGGCGGCTTTACTACCAGTTTGAATTCATGCTGACGCGGGAAATTACTGAAAATGATACGCGGCAGCAGGATGATCTGAACGCCCTGGATGAACTGAAAACCGTCGAAATTGACATGGACTATATCGATCCTGGCAATGGCCCGGACGGCATCATCGAGCATCACACCAAAATCAACCTCAGCGAGTAAAATATGCAAATCAAACCCAAGCGCGGGCGGTCTGTTCCAGACCCTGTCCGGGGCGATCTGCTGCCTTCAGAAGGCCGGAACGTCGAAGAAAGCAGCTACTGGCTCCGCCGCCTTGCGGCCGGGGATGTTGAAAAGGTCACCACGGAAGAAAAGAAAGCCGTGGCGAACACCAAAAAACAAGGCGGTGAGTAATGGTGAGTTACCCGAATATCCCCTCTAATCTGCTTGTGCCCCTTTTCTGGGCCGAGATGGATAACAGCGAAGCAAATACAGCGCGGGACAGTGCACCGGCACTGCTGATCGGCTTTGCCGCAACAGGCAGCAGCATTGAGAAAAACAAGCTTACTATCATGCCTTCGGCAGCCCTGGCCGGAAAGGTGGCGGGGCGCGGAAGCCAGCTTGCCCGGATGGTAGCCAAATACCGCTCAGTTGATCCGTTCGGTGAGTTGTGGATTATCGCCGTTGATGAACCGGCAGGCGATGCTGCAACCGCAACCCTCACCATTACCGGCAATGCCCAGGCATCTGGCACGATTAGCCTCTATGTCAGCACGTCCCGTATTCAGGCTGCCGTGGTCACCGGTGATGCGGCCGCAACAGTCGCAACAACGCTGGCGGCTGCCATCAATGCAAACGCAGACCTGCCGGTGACTGCCACTGCTGCTGCAGGTGTCATCACGCTTACAGCGCGGCATAAAGGCTTAGCCGGTAACGATATCCCGTTAACGGTGAATTACTACGGCACTGTGGGCGGCGAAACCACACCTGATGGGATCACTGTGGCGATCACTGCCATGTCAGGTGGTACAGGTGCCCCTGATCTTGGTGACGCGGTTTCCTCAATGGGCGATGAACCTTTCGACTTTATCGGCACGCCATTCAGTGACTCTGCATCGCTGGCGACCATGGCGCTGGAGATGAACGACTCCACCGGGCGCTGGAGCTACGCGCGTCAGCTTTACGGTCACGTTTATACGGCGAAGATCGGGACGCTGTCAGAGCTTGTGGCGTTCGGTGACACGATGAATAACCAGCACATTACGGTTGCCGGTTATGAGCCTGATGTACAGACCTCAGCTGATGAACTGGTTGCGCTGCGCACTGCCCGTAACGCGGTATTTATCCGCAACGACCCGGCGCGTCCGACTCAGACCGGTGAACTTACCGGCGCGCTGCCAGCACCGGCCGGAACCCGCTTTACCCTGACTGAGCAGCAATCCCTGTTAATGCATGGTATTGCGACCGCATATACCGAAGGCGGCGTTCTGCGCATTCAGCGTGACATCACCACATACCAGAAAAACGCTTACGGCGTGGCGGATAACAGCTATCTGGACAGCGAGACGTTGCACACCAGCGCCTATGTTATCCGTCAACTGAAGGGCATCGTCACCAGTAAGTATCCGCGCCATAAGCTGGCGAATGACGGTACCCGCTTCGGACCGGGTCAGGCCATCGTTACCCCTGCCGTGCTTAAAGGCGAAATGTGCGCCAGCTATCGCACGATGGAACGCGCGGGCATTGTCGAGAATTTCGACCAGTTCAAAAAATACCTGGTTGTCGAGCGCAACGCCGCTGATCCAAACCGCGTGGATGTGCTGTTCCCGCCTGACTACGTCAACCAGCTGCGCGTGTTTGCGCTGCTTAATCAGTTCCGTCTGCAGTACGCCCAGGAGAGCGAATAATGGCAAAGATTGCGGGTACCTGTTACTTCAAAGTTGACGGTTTTCAGCTTTCGCTGACCGGCGGTATTGAGGTTCCTGTGAACACCAGAATTAATGATGACGTCATTGGCCTGGATGGTTCGGTGGATCGTAAAGAAACTCACCGGGCACCTTATACCAAAGGCACCTTCAAAGTGCCGAAGGATTTCCCGATCGACAAAATCACGAATTCAACTGCGATGACGTGCACCTCTGAGCTGGCAAACGGCATGGTTTACGTGCTGTCATCTGCCTGGCTGCACGGCGAAGCTAACTACAACCCCGAAGAGGGCACCGTTGATATTGAGTTCCACGGTGAAGAAGGATTCTTTCAATGAGTGAATTACAGTTAACCAAACCCATCCAGGCACATGGCGAAACCGTCCATGTGCTGGAGTTGCGTGAGCCTACCTATGACGAGGTGGAGCAATTTGGTATTCCATTCTCGTATACCGGTTCTGGAGATATGAAACTGGATGCGGGATCAGCGCTTAAGTATCTGCCTGTGCTGGCAGGTATTCCGCGCTCATCTGCATCCAAGATGGTACTGAAGGATGTCTTTATGGCATCAATGACAATTGTGGGTTTTTTTACCGGATCGGACGAGCCTCCGATCTCAGAAAACGGCTCTACAACACCGCGCACTTCTGGCGAATAAGCCCACTTGAACTGAAAAAGATCGGCCTCACCAAGTTTCTAGAAATGGAAGCGGAGGCCGTCCGCATCAATGAGGAAATGAACCGTGTCCGATAGTTTTCAGTTGAAGGCGATCATTACTGCTGTGGACCAGTTATCGGGTCCACTTAAAGGGATGAGTAAAAACCTCAAGGGATTTCAGAGAGACACCAAAAGTATTATGGTTAATGCGGCCGCTATGGGCACCGCGATATTCTCCGCTTTCGCAGTGCCTATTAGCCAGGCGATGCAGTTTGAATCGACGATGGCCGATGTGCGTAAGGTAGTAAATTTTGATACGCCCGCGCAATTTAAGGAAATGAGTGAAGATATTTTAAAACTATCCACTCAACTCCCTATGACGGCAGATGGTATCGGTCAGATCGTAGCCGCTGGTGGCCAGGCTGGTATCGCTCGTAACGAGCTTAAGCAGTTTGCCAGTGACGCGGTAAAAATGGGTGTGGCGTTCGATCAAACCGCTGACGAGTCAGGCCAGATGATGGCGCAGTGGCGCACAGCGTTTAAGATGACCCAAACCGATGTTGTCGGGCTGGCAGATAAAATCAACTACCTGGGGAACACCGGCCCAGCTAACGCCGGAAAAATTTCCGATATTGTCACCCGAATTGGACCGCTCGGCGGTGTCGCCGGTGTAGCGTCTGGTGAGATTGCCGCAATGGGGGCGACTATCGCCGGAATGGGCGTTGAATCAGAAATAGCGGCAACAGGTATCAAAAACTTTATGCTTTCTCTGACATCCGGGAAATCAGCGACAGCCTCACAAAAGAAAGCATTGAAGTTTATAAAAATCGATCCTGCTCAGCTCGCGGCTGATATGCAAAAGGATTCGAAAAAGGCGATGTTAAGAGTGCTGGACTCACTCGCAAAAGTACCCAAAGCTAAGCAGTCCGCTGTAATGAATGCTTTATTTGGCAAGGAGTCATTGGGTGCCATCGCGCCCTTGCTGACTAATTTAGATTTGCTACGCAAAAACTTTGATAAGGTCACAGACTCACAGCAATATAGCGGATCAATGCAGAAAGAATATGAGTCACGCGCGGCAACAACTGCTAACTCTGTCCAATTGTTAAAGAACCAGTTTACTGCGGCTAGCATAACTATTGGTGACATGTTTTTGCCTACCATCGTGAAACTCACGGCAAAAGCGCAGCCATTGATAGAACGCTTCCGGCAGTTTGTTAAAAATAATCCTGATGCTATAAAGGGAACCTTCAAATTTGGTGCCACTCTCCTTGGAACAGCCACGGCCTTTGGTGTGGCAACGAGGGCGTTTAAAACCTTTGATTCAGTCATGAAAATGACAACTATGGGTAAAATTTTGGCGCTGGTTGTATTAGCAGGAAGTCTTATTGTTAGTAACTGGGAGCAGGTTGGTCCAGTGGTGAAGCGAGTATGGATTGATATTGACGCTGTGGCGCAGTCATTGGGCGGGTGGGAAACAGTCTTAAAGGGAGTGGCTGCCTTTACGGCAGGGGCGTGGCTTGTTTCTATGGTCAAGGGATTTAGTGGAGCTAACGCCGAGGCTGGTAAGCTATCAAAGAATCTTAAAAGCATAGCTAATATGGGTGTGATTACTGTAACAATCACAGTGCTATTCGATTTAATGAAGCGTCTCAATAATTTGCATGATGAGGCGCTCAAACAAAATACTGATGTCGGTTCATTTTTAGTAAATAAGACGAAAAAAACGGAAACAGAACGTGGATATCACGGTTTCATCCCACGCTTAAAGGAGTTGTTAAACATTGATGGTACTCAGAATGCTTCTGAACCGTTAGCCAGTCCTCGCCCTCAATCTGGGGAGTTAAAAGTTAGTTTCGAAAACGCGCCGCCGGGAATGAGAGTTTCACCTTCCAGCGGGGAGATGCCCTGGCTTAATTATAATGTTGGTTATAATAGATTTTCACAGTCTAATAAATAACCTTAACGATCAAGTTAATTATCAACTTTAGACACAGGCCAAAAATGTATGATATTAACGATTATTGCTGAAACCCCTAGCCATGCAATAAGCATCAAGAAGCTAAAATAAACATTGACGATAATTGATTCGTAAATGGGGCTCGAAAAGAAAAATAAAGTTATGATGTAAATACTTAAATATAAAAGTGAGTTTCTTTTCATATGCCTTCTCCAGAGAGGAAGTTTTAACATAGATGACGTGATTTATTCAGGTCTTTGAAATTAAGTCAATGATATATTCTTAGCATAACCCGCTTCGGCGGGTTTTTTAATGTCCGGAGCTAACCATGAGCTGGAAAGACAATCTTCAGGATGCCTCGCTCAGGGGCGTTCCGTTCAAGGTTGATGAAGATGAAGCCACCTTTGGCCGCCGGGTGCAGGTGCATGAATACCCGAACCGGGATAAGCCATGGGCCGAGGATTTGGGCCGGGCCACACGGCGATTCAGCGTGCAGGCTTACCTCATCGGTGATGATTACTTTGAACAGCGCAATAAGTTAATTGAGGCTATCGAAAAGCCTGGATCATGCACGCTGGTGCACCCTTACTACGGCGAAATGACTGTCACCGTTGATGATGCGGTACGCGTCAGCCACTCTGTGAGTGAGGGCCGGATGTGCCGCGTCAGCTTCAGCTTTATTGAGTCTGGCGAATTGTCCTTTCCGGCGGCTGGACTGGCTACGGGGCAAAAACTTTTATCGTCCGTCTCATTTTTTGATGATGCCATTTCCTCAGCGTTCGGGGCATTTGGTATGGATGGCCTGCCTGATTTCCTGCAAAGCGGCGTGATTGATGAGGCCTCCGGCATGTTTGATACCGTTTCCAGCGGGTTTCAGTATATAGACTCCGGTATCAGCGCCGCCTCACGCCTGATGCAGGGTGATCTGTCTGTGTTGCTTAAGCCTCCTTCGAGCGGCATGAGTTTTGTTAACCGGCTGCAGTCGATGTGGCGCGCGGGTACCAGACTTTCCGGAAACGCCTCTGACCTGATGGCAATGATTAAGGGTCTGACGGGGATCACGCTGGACAGTGGACTTGCGCCGCGTGGCGTGTGGAAAACAGACAGTAAAACCACACAGACACAAACTGCCCAGAGTAATCATGTCGGGCAGGCGGTGCGAACAACAGCAATCAGCGAAGCCGCCGCTGCTGTGGCAAACCTCCCGCAGCTCTCCAACCGTACCATCACGCGCCAGCAGGACCCGCAAAAGCCGGTTGTCATTGCTCACCCGGCTGTATCAACGATCCAGCCTTCTGTAACTGTGACCTCATCCGGAACTGGTAATTCAGCAGCCAACAGCGGAACGACGGGAGCAACCCGGAACAACTCCGCGCCAGGCGTAACCAGTTCTGTTGAAAACGACACGGTTATCTCATGGGATGATCTTGCAGAAGTGCGCGACAGCCTTAATGAGGCAATAGACAGGGAAATGGAGCGGGTAACAGATGATCAGCTTTATCAGGCACTGGTTACTATCCGCACGGACGTGAATCAGGATATTTCAGCGAGGCTTGAGCAGATCGAGCGCATAACGGAGCGGACGCCTTCAGAAATCACACCCGCGCTGGTGCTGGCGGCTGACTGGTATGACTCGGCTTCCCGCGCATCGGAAATTACAGCCCGCAATGGTATCCATCATCCCGGCTTCGTGCCGGTCAAAACACTGAGGGTGCCGGTACGATGAATAACACCGTATTTCTCCGGGTTAACGGGAAGGAGTGGGGCGGCTGGACATCGGTTAGGATTGCCGCCGGCATTGAACGTATCGCACGTGATTTCAGCGTAGAGATAACCCGCAGCTGGCCCGGTGATACCGAACAGGCGGAGCGCAGCGCCAGGATTAAAAACGGCGATCTGGTTGAGGTGCTGATCGGTACCGACAAGGTTCTGACCGGATACGTTGAGGCCACGCCGGTTCGTTATGACGCCCGCAGCATCAGCACAGGCATTTCCGGGCGCAGCAAAACGGCTGACCTTATCGACTGCTCTGCCACCCCTTCACAGTATGCCGGGCGATCGCTGGCGCAGGTGGCTGCAGAGCTGGCTAAACCTTTCAGTATCTCGGTAGTCGATGCGGGCGGTGCATCCGGCGCGCTGCAGGGCGTACAGGCAGACCAGGGTGAAACGGTCATGGACGTGCTCAACAAGATGCTCGGGCTGCAGCAGGCGCTGGCGTATGACAACGAGCAGGGGGATCTGGTGATTGGCGATATCGGCAGTCAGCAGGCGCACACGGCGCTGGTGCTGGGTGAAAACGTTCTTGCCTGCGATACAGAAAAGAGCATCCGCGACCGCTTCAGTGACTATCAGGTGTCCGGTCAGCGCAAAGGTAATGACGATGACTTTGGCGAGGCCACGACAACGGCCATCCGTGCAAAGACTGTCGATGGTGGACTGAATCGCTATCGTCCGATGATTATTCGTCAGACCGGTAACGCCACCACCGCGACCTGCAGCGATCGTGCTGAGTTCGAAATGCGCCAGCGCGCTGCGCGCACCGATGAGGCGACCTACACCGTGCAGGGCTGGCGGCAGGGTGACGGCTCACTCTGGCAGCCTAACCTGCAGGTGATCGTGTTTGACCCCATCCTTGGCTTTAACAACCGTCAGATGGTGATCGCTGAGGTGACCTATCAGCAGGATGAAAACGGTACCGTGACTGAAATCCGCGTCGGGCCGCCTGATGCTTATCTTCCTGAGCCGGAGAAGCCCGGCAAGCGTAAGAAGAAAAAGACAGAGGAGGATGATTTCTAATGGCTAACAGTTTTTCTGCCATGAGTCGCGGACTGTCAAACCTGCTGGCCCGCGCCGTAGTCCGCGGCCTGGATACGGCGGCAAAATGCCAGATGCTCCAGATTGAAATGAGCGGGGGTGAGGGGAAAAGCGATATCGAGCACATGGAACCCTATGGCTTCACTGCCGCGCCGCTGACGGGCGCTGAGTCCGTGGCGGCATACTTTGACGGCGACCGTTCTCACGGCGTGGTGCTGGTAGTTTCTGACCGGCGTTACCGCATCAGGGGGCTGAAATCCGGTGAGGTGGCGGTTTATGACGATCAGGGGCAGTCGGTAACGCTGACCCGTGCCGGGATAGTGGTCAATGGCGCAGGTAAGCCGATCACCTTCACCAACGCCCCAAAGGCCAGGTTTGAAATGAACATTGAAGCCACCGGAGAAATTACAGACAACTGCGATTCTTCCGGCCAGACCATGTCCTCCATGCGCACAACCTACAACGGGCATAAACATAAAGAGAATGGCGATGGCGGCGGCACCACTGACGCGACAACGCAGAAAATGGGGTCCTGATGATTATTGTGATTAATGGTGTCGGGCGCGCCGTAACCTGGCCGCCTGATCCGCTTACGCGGGCTGTAATTATTTCTCTGTTCTCATGGCGACGCGCTGAACCGGACGACAGCCCAGATGAGGCGAACGGCTGGTGGGGAGACAGTTTTCCAACTGTACAAAACGACCGTATCGGCTCGCGCCTGTATCTGCTCAGTCGCCAGAAGCTGACAAACAAAACACCGATTAAAGCACGCGAATACATCAGCCAGGCGCTGCAATGGCTTGTTGATGACGGTGTGGCTGTGCGCGTTGATGTGAGTGCAGAACGCACCGGCATTAACCTGATGAGCGCATCCGTCGTAATAAGCCAGAAAGACGGCACCCGGACAGCATATTCATTTAACGATCTATGGAGTGAAATTAATGGCTGACAGCGGATTTACCCGCCCGACACTCCCCCAGTTAATCACCACCGTCCGAAACGATATCCTCACCCGCCTGGCTACCGATTCAACACTGGCTGCTCTGCGCCGTACCGATGCGGAGGTGTACGGTCGCGTGCAGGCTGCGGCTGTGCATACCGTTTACGGTTATATCGATTATCTGGCGCGCAACCTGTTGCCTGATCAGGCGGATGAGGACTGGCTCACCCGGCATGGCAATATGAAGCGATGCCCGCGTAAAGCGGCCACGGCAGCAGCGGGCTATGTGCGCTGGGAGGTGGAAGCTAATGGAATTGGTGTTGCTGCAGGCGTGACCATTCAGCGTGATGACCTTGTCTCATTTACCACCACTGCAGCGGCTGTTTCTGCGGGTGGCGTGCTGCGTGTCCCTGTTGTGTGTGATATTGCAGGTGCTTCCGGCAATACGGATGATGGACTTGCCATGAGGCTGGTCAGCCCCATAACCGGGTTAACGTCTGCCGGCACCGCCGACAGCATTCAGGGCGGTGCGGATATTGAGGATCTGGAGGTCTGGCGCGGGCGCATTATCGAGCGCTGGTACTGGACGCCACAGGGCGGGGCAGACGGGGATTATGAAGTCTGGGCAAAAGAAGTACCCGGCATAACGCGCGCATGGACTTACCGGCACTGGATGGGGCGCGGCACTGTCGGGGTGCTGGTGGCTAACAGCGATCTGGTTAACCCGATCCCTGACGCAGCAACGGTCATCGCAGCTCAGGCGCATATTGAACCCCACGCGCCGGTAGCCGGTGCGGATATTTATGTCTTTGCACCCACGCCGAAAATCATCAATTTCCATATACGGCTGACGCCGGACACGCCGGAAATCCGATATGCCGTTATCGCCGAGATAAGGGCGATGATGCTCCGCGATGGCGTTCCTGATGGCACGCTCAAGCCATCACGAATCAGCGAAGCGGTCAGTCTGGCAACGGGTGAGTACAGTCATGATCTGGTCAGTCCGACAGCGGACGTCAAAATCGAAAAAGCCGAGATTGGCGTGGTGGGAGATTTCACATGGACCTGACGCGGCAGTATGAGCAAATGCTGGGCGCACTGTTGCCCCGTGGCCCGGCGTGGGATAAAGACGATCCGCTCCTTACCGGACTGGCCCCGTCACTGCAAAGGGTACATGCGCGGGGCGATGCGCTGATGAATGAAGTGGACGCGCGTACCGTTACCGAGCTGATAGATCGTTATGAAGCCCTGGCCGGTTTGCCGGACAGTTGCGTGCCGCCAGGAACCCAGACACTGGCAGAACGCAGGCAACGGCTCGATGCGAAACTGAACCTGCCCGGCGGCATAAATGAGGCCTTTTATTACGACCTCCTTGCCGCGCTGGGCTATCCGGAAGCCACTATTACCCGCTACGGCAAAAGCCAGTTTCGCTGCACTTCACGGTGCACAGATTCGTTATTCAGTGACGAATGGCGTTACTTCTGGCAGGTAAACATCCCGGCTTCTGCACAAATTTCAAGCATGACATGTACCGATTACTGCACCGCTTCTCTGCGCTCCTGGGGCGATACCGTTCTTGAGTGCGTAGTGATGAAGCTGGCACCTTCGCACACCTATGTAACTTTCCTCTATCAGGAGTAATCATGCATCGCATTGATACACCAACAGCCCAGGCTGACAAATTCGGCCCCGGGAAAAATGGCTTTACCGGCGGAAACCCACAGACGGGGGAGTTGCCAACGGCACTGGATGCTGATTTTTTTGATTCCATTCAGGAAGAACTTTCAAATGTTATTGAAGGGGCAGGAATTGTTCTTAAGAAAGCTGAGCGCAATCAGCTCATGAAAGCCCTAACGGCCTTAACGCCTGGCCGCCTGCTAAACGTGCAAACTTTGACTCAAAGCGGGACATACACCAAAACGCCGGGAACCAATTTAATCTTCGTGCGTCTCTGGGGAGCTGGCGGCGGCGGCGGCAACACGTCAGTTGTCGGTGGCGGCGGATCTGGCGCTGGCGGAGGATATTGCGAGGGAATATTTGATGCCTCCTACTTTAATACGACAACGTTCATAGTTGGGCTTGGGGGCGTAGCGGTCGCGGGCAATACGCAAGCTAACGGTGGCAGCGGTGGTCGGACTCAATTCGGTAATTTGATTGGTGCCAGCGGTGGCGGTGGCGGTGGCGGTAGCAGTATTGCGACAGGCGGCATACCTGATTTGGGGGCAAATCGTCTCGCAGTGTACGGACAAAGTGGGCAAGGCTCCCAAGGGGGGATTGGTGGCGTGGGTGGTGCGACATTTGGGTCGTTTGGCGGCCTGCCGCATGCTTCCAGCCCCGGAGATGCAGGAAGCTTCCCGGGCGGTGGTGGTGCCGGTGGCACTAAAATAGCAACCTCACAATATTTTGCATCTGGTACAGGCGCTAACGGCCTGATTATAATTGAGGAGTATTCATGATGGGTGATTACGCACTTGTAGAAAATGGAGTGGTAGTCGATGCCATTTTATGGGACGGCGAAGGTAATCTGGATATCACACAGGTGGGTTACAGTAAAGATGTTGCTTTGATTGAAATTCCTCAAGGCACAACTGCAACTATCGGTTATTTATTTAAAGATGGAAAGTTTTCTGCTCCGCCATTAACGGAAGATCAACAAGCCGATTTGGAAGCACAAAAGCGATTATTAAATGCGTCTCAGAAAGATGCGCTCTTGTCAGATGCAAATCAACGCATTTCCGTTTTGCAGGATGCGGTCGAGTTAAACATGGCTACCGAAGATGAAATATCCGATCTTCCATTGTGGAAAAAATATCGTGTTCTTTTAAGCCGCGTAGAAGCAAATACAGCAGATGATATAACATGGCCTCAGACACCATAATTAATTAAGCCCGGTGCGTGCCGGGCTTGGATTCAATTTATGATAACAGGAGGTTTTACCCCATTATTAAATATCTCGATAGAGTTTAACCGTGGAAGGTCCTGCTCAGGCATATCTCCATGTAAGATAACGACCGAGCAGGTGCCTGCGTTTGCTTTCAATAATTCATCAGGGTGATTTTGCACCCCCTCATGGATGCCCCTCAGGAAAGAATTAATCAGATACCCTCTAACTCTCACATCAGCATAAATATCAGCACAACCTAAATTTGTCTTAGCTTTAGTTAATTGAATTAGTCTCTGGTTGTTATGATCAATATCAGTCCATGCTGAAAATGCCTGAATTTTATTTTTGTATTGATGCAGCCCGAAGGCGGAAGCCAACACAACTAGAATCGAGGCTACTGGAGCTATCAGGCGGATTTTGATTAAAAACAATGATGAAATTATTATGGCCAAAGGAAAGGCTAATTTAAAACGGTCAAACGTAAATTCAGCCGCATGTTGAGCTAATATAAAGTTCTCTATTAATGGTAATAATGAAATAATCAGGATAAAAACAAGCCTTTCCCTCCGAAAGGTAAATGACGCCGGAATAATGAACGCGAGAAAAATACCAAAAGATATCCAGTAGCCCGTTAGCAGAGAAGTAAAGCTAGCATTACCCGTGCTGCGTGCGCCGAACCTGGCAAGCGACGTATCGATAAAAGAGTTGAAGTCTACTGTAAAATACAGCTGAGCAAAGAAAAGAAGCGCAGAAGATATGATGGAAAGGAAGCAAAATAAAACTATTCTCCTCCATTTTGAAAATTTTCTTATGCAGCTATAGATAGCGAGTGTGCCGCATAATACATATCCTGTCCACTCTGTCATGTTTAGAGAAAAAAGAGAGGTAGCAATCAATATGTCGATTGAAAGCGCATCTTTCCAGTAAACTCTAATGACAAAAAGTAATATTATTATTGAAATAAAAAGCTGGCTTAAACTTTGCGGCCAGTAAACTAACCCTGTGCTGACTAACGACTCACATGAAAAAATCAATACTGCGCATCCAGCAAGCGCGCCGAATGTTGCCATCCATTTCTTTTCTGTTTCTTTATCCAGCATGAAAAATAAGCTAATGAAAAGTATGATGCAGCTGATACTATTAACTATGTTATTAAAGATGAAGACGCTTTTGAGATCTAATTTTCCTCCGATAGACCTTATGGCAACATATGGCGCAACAAAGCCTAACGAAGGAAAACTGGTATATACATAATTCCCGTCCTTGGTAGGAATCGCTGCAGCCCATTGGATGTTTTTGTTATTTTCTCCATTTAAATTTACCGTTGGGAGAAGCAACGTTTCCTTCACGGGCAGTGATGACAGGGAGTTTAATGTCAGTAACATATGATAGGTGGCCTGAATATTTTCCACGCATCTATCATTCTTTAAATCGTTCAGCTTTATAAAAAAAGCCGCTATAGTCATAAAAACAACTAAAGCAAGTCCCGTCAATAAATGCCTGTTTAAAAAATTCAATTCACACCCCATATTTATAATATACCTTCGAACATGTCTTACAATGCATAGCGCGAAACCAACGACATGTACCTAGCATGATTTATGCATCAGGCTAAATGATTTGATTATACCGACAATAAAAAATTAATTGTCATAAAAATTCCTGCGACCGGGCAATGACTCATCCGCGCCTCTCTGAGCAGGCTGCGGGGGGGGGGGAGACGCCATCTGGTTACGCAATCATTCAGCCCGATATGATGCCGCATGACGGCGCGCGCGTGCTGGTGGCCGCGTTCGGCCAGTTGCAATTTACCGTGGTGACGGGCGGCACCCTGATCACCGCAGACGGCGAGAGCATTGAAGGAGATGCGCTGGAGGATGTTCAGCCTTAAAAATTGATAGTTAAAATCTGCATTGATCGCCTCCCGAATAGTTACTACTGTATATATACACAGTAATTATAAAAAGGAGGCACCACCATGCAGCTGCAACGTATTATTTTTCCCGAAATTCCGGTCTATATACCGATTTACGGAGACACTATATCAGCCGGTTTTCCCAGTCCTGCCGCAGATTATATCGAGAGCGGCATCGACCTTGTGTCGCATCTCATCCCGCATCCATCATCGACCTACACGCTCCGCGTCGCCGGAGATTCAATGATCAACGCCGGTATCCTCGATGGTTCATATCTTCTCGTTGATTTCAGCCTCCATCCCGAACACGGCGATATTGTCGTCGCTAATATCGCTGGTGAGTTCACTGTAAAAAGGCTGGTGACTCATCCTGTGGTTCAGTTACTTGCCGAAAACCCCGCTTACCCCCCTATCAAAATTTATGACGCCGACGGACTCGAAATCGTCGGCGTTGTCATTTCCGTCATCAACACGATGCACCGCAATGTTCGCCCTCGTTGA